TGGCACAAAGCTAAAGAGTGGTTCGAACAACGTCACTGCCGTATTCCTCGTGATGAACGCTTAATGTTCGAGCTATGTTCACCTAGATACTCGTTTGAGTCATCTGGTAAAATACGGATGGAAACCAAGGATGAAATGAAGAAACGTATAGGTCATCGTGGTTCACCAGACTATGCTGATGCATTTGTACTGACATTTGCAGGTACAGCTGCAATCCATTCCGGGTTCGGAGCCTCCTGGCAAAAACCTCTTATGCGGAATATTCCTGGTATTGTATAAACAATAGCATTGAATTGCTAGTTAGTTTGTGATACAATAGGGGAATATATGTTTTCAGAAAATCCTAAAAAGAAGATCTGTGAATACTGCAACAAAAAATATACTCCTGGCTATAATCAATTTGAGAGACAAAAATACTGTTCACTGAAGTGTAAGTGGAATCAGCGGGTACGGAAAGAAAAAGAACGAGGTATATTTAAAGGTGGATATAATCGGGAAACACATATCCGTCTTTGGATGGATGCAAAATCAATAACAGATATTTCAGCCCCCTGTCACTATTGTGGAATTGCTTTGTATCCAGAAAGATTTGTTATTGAACATAAGATTCCACGGATGAAATTAAAGACAAAAGCAAAAACACAAGATATTACTAATTTAGTAGTTAGCTGTCACGAATGTAATGCTGAAAAAGCAACTACGGATTATCACGACTTCATAAAAAGGAAACATGGCAGAAATAAGTGATTATGATGAATCTGGTGATTTACCAGGATTTGCAACTGATGATGAAGCCGGTTTCACGGAAGAGATGGATGAAGAAGAAATCAAGTCTTATGTTGGACATTTGCTTGATGATGCTATTTCATATTCAGATGATGAACTTGGTCAAGATCGAATAACATCAGGGAAATACTATTCTGGACATATCCCTGAACAAGATGATGAAGGCAGATCTGGTGTTGTCTCTTATGATGTTCGGGATACTGTCAATTCAATACTTCCCTCCATGATGCGTATCTTTTTTGGTACGAAAAATATTCTCACCTTTACTCCAAATGGCCCTGAAGATGTACAGATGGCCGAACAATGTTCTGATTATATTAACAATTTGTTAATGGAACAACAACCAGATTTTTTCAATACGATGATGTCTGTGTTTCAGGATGCTCTTATTCGTCGAACTGGTGTAATGAAATATTGGTGGGAAGAGGCAGAATCAGTAAAAAGTTCTAAATTCAGTGGTCTTGATGAACAACAAGCCCAGATGATTGCTGGTGAGGAAGATGTGGAATCGGTGGAAATGGAACAGTCAGATCAAACTCCAGAAGGTATTCCACTTTTTAATGTTACTGTTAAACGAAGGATCAAGAAGGGTAAGATCAGAGTTGAAGCTTTACCACCAGAAGAGTTCCTTATTGATCGCAGAGCAAAAAGTGTGATGGAAGCTGATATAGTATCCCATCGATCTTATAAAACAATTTCTGAACTAACAAGTTTGGGTTATGATCCAGAAATGCTGGAGGAACATTCATCGGCAGATGCAGCATTTGGTAGTAATGAAGAATTTATTTCACGGCATTCAGAAGCTCCAGACAGAGGTCGTACACATATGGAACCTGCACAGAGGAGAGTTCTTTATTGTGAATCATATATAAATCTGGATGTTGATCAAGATGGTATATCAGAATTAAGAAGGATATGTACAATTGGTAATTCACACAATGTGGTAGATAACCATCCATGTGATTATATACCATTTGTCTTGTTCTGTCCTGCACCTGAACCACATACTGCGATTGGTGCCTCAATTACTGATATTGTTGCAGATATACAGAGAATTAAATCGGCAATCTTAAGAAATGTAATGGATTCTCTGGTAATGGCAGTTAATCCACGGATGCTAGTACTGGAAAATGCTGTTAATTTAAAGGATGTATTAAATACTGAGGTAGGTTCTGTTATTAGAGCACGGTCTCCGGGTGCCGTCACACAATTGGATATGCCATTTGTGGGACAACAGGCCTTACCGATCCTTGGGATGCTAGATGAAATCAAGTCCACAAGGACAGGCATCACAAAAGCATCTCAGGGAATGGACTCCGAAAACTTACAATCTGCAACTAGACTTGCTGTTGATTCTACTGTAAAAGCAGCACAAGCTCATATTGAACTGATTGCACGGATATTTGCTGAATCTGGACTAAAACCACTTTATAAAGGTATTCTCCAGTTGATACACAAGCACCAAGATAGAGAAATGATGACAAGATTGAGGAACCAGTGGATTCCAATAGATCCTAGGTACTGGGATGCAGATATGGATGTAATGGTTGATATTCCTCTTGGTGCTGGAAATGACATGGAGAAAATGCAATTCCTGTCAACCATCGCTCAAAAGCAGGAGACTTTACTCCAACAGTATGGATTAGAAAATCCTATTGTTAATTTGGGCCAGTATCACACGACTCTCTCCCGTATGGTACAGTTGGCAGGATTTAAAGATCCGGAAGCCTTCTTTGGTGATCCGGCCAAGTATCAAGCTCCACCTCCTCCAGAACCTCCCCCTCCTTCTCCAGAGGAACAATATATTCAAATTCAAGCTCAGAAAGCTCAATCGGATGCACAGAATGATATGGGCAAACTTGAACTTGATCGAGAAAAAATGATCCGTCTGGATGATAGAGAGAAAGACAGGAATGAAACTCAGGCTCAGTTGTCAATTATGGATATGGAAGCAAAATATAATACAAAATTGGATACTGAGAAAATAAAAGCAAATCTTGAACGTAATCGGGAGGCAGCCAAAGAACGTGAAGCAATGATTAAAGCACAACAGGTTCAGCAACAACAAGCCCAACAAGCACAGCAAGCCCAGCAAGCACAACAACAGCAAATGCTAGCTCAGGCACAACAACAACAGCCACCACAACCACCACCACAAGGCCCACCTAATGCGTAAACGCACTAGTATTAGAAAACCTAAAAATATCAGACAAGCAGAATGGGATAGCCACCCTGAATGGTTAAAAGAAAGGATTCTGTTACGTCGGAGAGAAACAGAAGAAAAAGCTGCATTAATGGGGAACCCTGCCGATTTTGTAAAAGGTATTGTTGCAGCCGAAGGTGGTTGGCCAATGGATATTACATCCATATTAGCTCCTGGTGGAGGTATGTCTCAGGCACAACGATTGACTCAAATGCGGCCAGGTGGACATCCTGGTTATGAAGAACAAAACTTTGTTCCAGAATATAAGGGAACAACACCAGACCTTTATTCCAAAATGGGTGGAGATCCAACTTCCGGAGCTGGCTTGTTTGGAGAACTTGTGGCTCCTGGGGCTTCAATTATGTTACCAGTTGCTGGTGTAAGAGCTGGTATAAAAGGTGCTAAAAATCTTTTAAATCGGGTATTCAATGCGGGTGATCCACTATTTTCAAGTAAACCTGCTACAGCAACTCTTGATTTAATTACTGATTTACAAGAACAAGTTGCAAAAGGTAAAAAAAATATTGCACGGACAGATAAGGAAACCGGTGAAATAGTTGTTAATAAGGATTATTTAAAATCCAGAATAAATGAATTATATGGTAAACAAGCAGCTGAATATGCTGGATTTAAAGAATATCTTAATAATATGGAAGGTAAAACAATATCCTTATCAGAACTTGAGGATTTCTGGGCACGAAATAACCTTGATATTAGAGAAGTATGGCATAGTCAATATGATGACCAATTTAGTTTACCAGGTGGGACCAATCAGAGGTCAGTAGTAATTTCATATCATGGGAAACAAGCACCCATGACAAAACAAACTCTGGAAAATCTTGATAATATTGCACAACATAACTATAAAAAAAGTTTTGCTGATTTATCACCTGAGGAACAACGTATTTTAGAAATTGATTATCACAGGTGGTATCCAGGTGATAAAAGTATAGACCAGGGCTATCGACCAAGTACAATGTTTGAGGATAGGAATACTCAATTGCATCATGGAAAACCAAATATTTTATTCCATCTTAGAATGGATGATCGGGTTGGAGTAGGACCACAAAGTGGCCAGAAAATACTTAATGTATTTGAAATACAGAGTGACTGGTACCAACGTGCAAATAGAGAGGGAATGTATGATTTGGAAAAATATGATATTGATATTAGTGAATTAAAGCATAAAAATCGTTTATTGGAAGAAGATATTAGGAATGGGAGCATTAACAATGCAATGCCGGTTGAAGATATAGCTGAGATTCGTGCCAAGCAACAAGCAAATCAAACGAAAATTGATGAATTATCAGAACAACAAGATATGGTAGCTGGTGAATTAAGAGCAGAATCTGCTGCACCAAAAGCTCCATTTATTGCTCCAGGCAAGGGTGAACAGTGGGTAGAACTAGCTTTAAAAAGGATCCTAAAAATGGCTGTTGATGATGGATATGACAGAGTTACTTTTGGGTCAAGAGAAATACAAGGTAAAATTTATGGGATGATAAGACCAGTAAGTTATTTCAAAGTTAAGAGAATGAAAAGGTCAGATAAAATTACTTTACCTAAAAAACAATTAAATAAAGATGGAACTGTACTTCACCCCACTACTGAAGTAGAAGGTAAAGATTACCCATATTATTTGGAAGCTTATGATGAATTTGGTAGTAAAATTGAACACCCTGAAGGACCAAGCCGCACTGTTCATAATTATCGTGAAGAAAATTTAATCAATATGTTTGGTCGGGGTGTAACTGATAGAATTAAAAAGAAAGCTAAACATGGCAGGAAGACAAAGGTATTTCCTGGTGAGATGATGGAACCAGGGCCACCCTATGATCCACCAAAAATAATTGATGAAACTCCTGATATGGGGATGGAAAATTTAGGAGTATTATATGATGTAACTATTCCGAAAGTTTTAAAAAAGTCTCATTTCAAGGATTTAGGATTGGAATTGGAAAAAATTCCTATGGGAATGGCTATTACTCCTAGTGAAATAAGAGCAGCCGATCAACAATTTGCTATCGATGAGGCTTTTCTGGGCCGTAATAATATAGAACTTAATGATAATTGGGAGCAACCAGAATTTCTTGTTGAATATGTTGATGGTAGTAGAACCAGTGTAGACATAGAAGGATTAGAATTTGTTCTTGATTCTGCTAATGTAGCTGATCCTCCCGGTGGATTTGACATTCCAGCAATTATGACAGCAGCAAGAAATACACATAATAGATTAACAGGTGGAACTCAAGGTAATTTACAGAATCTTGGTCCACCGGATAGAACACAATTCCAGGTACCAGAAACTGGTGGAGGCCAAACTCCAGAAGTAGGAGAGTATGGAGGGCATACAGGAGGTCTTATAACACCACAAGAATTAGTTAATCCTGGTGGATTTGAACAACGATTGGATCGTTACCAACATCCAATGCACCGAGACAGGGCAGGGGCAGATGCAAGGTCATTATTAGAAGATAGTGGAATTACTTTTCATGAAGATGATGTTGGAGTAACATTTAATGTTGCTGAAGATAGTCCATTGGCTTATGCTAGACAAGATATTTATACTTCTTCTTGGGAATATTTACAAGCTTATCGTAGAGCAGGTGGACACCCAACTGCTATTCCAGAGGAAGTAAAATTAATGAGAGAAATTGAAATCGCCAATGCTATTGAATCTGGTATAGATGGATTTAATATTTCTCCTATTGTTGATAGGCAATATATTAATCTCATGAATCCAGAAACTAGAGCAATTGAATTATCACATATTGAAACTGAATTGCAGTCATATGGTATTAGGATATATCCAGGTCCTACTGATGCAGATAGACCTAGGTTTGGAATATTTGAAGAGACTATGGGCTATGATAATGCAGTATCAGCAGGGGATCTTGAATCTTTGTCACCAAATATGGGTAATGATACTAGATTATATAATTTGGCAAGAAGATATGAGGTTGCAGGATCTCATCGAGTGGATCCAAATGAAGTATTAGATGCAACTCGGGCTGAAGTAATGCCATATCATATTGAGCAGGATTTTGATGGGGATATGCCTATTTCTTCAGATGAATGGTTAGCAAATCATGTAACTGATCCGGCTGAACAACCTGGCTTATTAGATGTTACACCTGCTGATGAAGGAGAGGCAGCCCTACTTGCTGATATACAGAATGAGACTCAACTTCTTACTCATACAGAAGTAGGTGATCAAGTTGTAGATTCATTTAATAATAATCCAACAGTTACTAATGCTAGAAATGAATTAGAGGAAATGGGCATCCAAACATTTGTACATCGTGATGGTCCGCCATACATATCATTTACGATGTTGGATGATGACGGGTTACCAGGACAGCAGCAATTTTGGCGAGGAATTAATGAATTTACTGAAGCATTAGATAATGGTATAGTACAGCCAGCTGTTAATACTGATGAATTGGAAAATGCTGCTAGGCACTATGCAGGAGTGATTCATGATAGAATTGGTCCGGCAGGTGCTGCTGACGCACCAGCATTAACACCAAATCCCATACCATTGACTGGAGAAGCTCGAGGTGATATGGTAGCAAGTACATTTAATAATGATCCCCAAATTGTTGATACGAGAGAACGGTTAAGAGATATGAGTGTGCAAGTTGCTTGGCATAGTGAACCACCACATTTATCATATACAACTGATGATTTACAGATGTTTGCTGAAGATATGGACCCAGAGGACGCAATTCCAACACAATTCCGGGGGATGGATGATTTTCTTCGGGCACTTGAAGAAAATGAAGTAGGACCTAATTTTAATACTGCAGTTGAAGATGGTAGAGCTAGTCTTATACGTAATTACGTTCAAGAAATCGAATCAAGAATAAATCATGGAGTTAATACTCCTGATGTAGAATATACTGGACTACAAACTGGTCAACAAGCATTACCTGCCCCTGCAGGTACTCAAACTCGAATTGCTCTTGCTGATGTTAATTGGATGGATGTTGCTAGCAATGATATACATAGTGATTCACATCAAATATTTCAGTCGATAAGTCCAAGTGCACAGGAAGATCTTATTGATATGAGAGATATGGCAGACGCCTTAAATTCTGAGGAATTTGGTTATATTAGAGTAGAATATGGTTCATTGGATGAACCAACATTTTATGTAGGAGATAATCCATATACTGCTAGAGAAATTATTGAACTTGATTGGCACGATTTGGATTCCGATCAAGTTGCAGCTCTTGATCATACAGTCCAAGAACTTCATGAAACACATCTTAGATTTGAAAGGACTTTAGAAGAAACTGCCGAAAATGGTACTCATTTGGATTTAGAAGTTATTGGTCCTCCTGAAACAACACCAGCAGCAGGGTTATTAGAAGCACAACAACAGGGTACATTACATTCTCAACAACCAGAATTTACGGAAAGGGCAATAAGAGATAACCCAATGCAGTGGTCTGTAAAATTAAATGATAAAATAAAAAAGGCTTATAAAGAAAGTCCACCACCATATGCCTTGATACCACCTGGTATATTGGCAGGAGAAGCTGCAAGACAACAAGGTCAACAACAATCAATATTGGAGTAATATGGAGAGTGAAGAAGAAAAGGAAGTAAGGGATGCAGAACGTGCTAAGGAGATATTAGATGATCCCCTTTTACAGGGTGCTTTGGATAAAATGGAGGAAGAATATATTTCAGCATGGAAACAATCTAAAACTGGAGATAAGGAAGAAAGAGATATATTATGGCAGTTGGTTTGGGCAATAGGAGAGTTCCGGACGCATCTATCTGTTATAATGCAAAGAGGTGAATTTCATAAAGACCGACTTCAGAAATCTATGAAGCGGAAACGTAATTAATATTTTTACAAGGAGCAACCATGGAAACAGGACTCCAACAAGCAGAAGACGCTATTCAGTCAGTGTTGTCCGGCCCTCCGGTCGATAAACAACAACAGATGGAATCCGATACTGTAGAGGAAGTTCAAGAGGAAGTTGAAACCGAATCAGAGACTCCCGAAACAGAATTTACTGAGCAAGAGGAACAAGAAGAAGTAACAGAACAGGAATCTCCCAGTGAAAAATACTATCCTATTAAGCTGGATGGTGAAGATATGGAGATCACCCTTGATGAAGCTTTACAAGGTTACCAACGGCAAAGTGATTATACAAAAAAGACACAGGCACTTGCTAATGATAAAAAGCAAGTTGAAGCAGATAAAGAGGCTCTTTTACGACAAAGGGACCACTATAAACAGACTGTTGATAGGTTAGTTTCAGAACGACAGGCTCAATCTATTGAAGAACCAGATTGGGATCAATTATATGAATCTGACCCTCTCCAGTGGATGAAACAAAAAGAAGAGTTTCGTTCTAATAAAGAGAGATCGTTAGAATTACAGCAAGAGCAATTCCGACTGCAACAAGAACAACAGCAGGAGCAACAAGCTCAAATGCAGCAATTCATAACACAACAACATGATGTTTTATTAGATGCAATCCCAGAGTGGAAAGATCCACAAGTGATGGCTAGAGAGAAAAACGAAATCAAGCAATATGCCCATAGTATTGGGTATAGGCCTGAGGAAGTTAATCAAATCTATGATAGTAGGGCAGTATTAGCTTTGAGGACTGGTATGAAAGCTTCTGGTTTATCTGGTAAAGGAGCAGCAAAGCTCAGACCGATAAAGGAAGCAATTAGAGCAGCAACTCCTGGTTCAGCAGCCCAACAGCCTAGGAAACACACAACTGTTTCAAAAGCCAAAATGAAACTGGCAAAATCAGGCAAAATGTCTGATGCCGAAAGTATTTTTAAACATCTGTTGTAAGAAAGGAAAAACAACATGGCGAAGGTAACAAATGCTTTGGACACCTATACTGCTGTAGGTCAAAGGGAAGATCTTTCGGATGTGATATATAATATCTCTCCAGAAGAAACACCTTTTGTATCTGCTATTGGTAAACGTGCCGTAAGCAATACAAAATTTGAATGGCAAAAGGAAGCACTTCCTGCTGTTGCTACTACAGCACAGATAGAGGGTGCAACCATCGCGACTGCTGCTCCTACGAATACCACTCGTTGCTCTAATCAATGTCAGATATTGACAAGATCAGCTGCGGTAACTGGAACACAGGCGGCCATAAATCGTGCAGGTGTATCTGATGCAATGGCACATCAAATTGCCCTTATATCAAGAGCACTTAAACGTGATGTAGAAACATTGCTGCTTTTAAATCAAGCAGTAAATACAGGTAATGCAAGTACTGGCCGAACGGCTGCCGGTTTACCTGCATATGTTGCTACTAACGTAACAGTAGGTCACTCTGGAAGTCCAACTAATCCAACTGATACAGCTGGAGGAACGGATCCCAGAAATGATGGAACAGCAAGAGCCTTAACTGAGGCATTGTTAAAAGTAGAGTTAAAGAATTGTTTCGATAATTCTGGTGATCAGCCAAATATGGTTATGGTTACTTCTGCAAGTAAGCAATTAATCAGTGGATTTGCTGGTAGAGCATCTGCAACATCAGTTGTAGCTTTACCAGGTAAGGCAGACGAAGTAAATGCCAATGTATCAGTATATATTGGAGACTTCGGAACTTACACTGTTCACACCAATCGGTTCCAGAGAACTAAGGATTGCTGGTTGATTAATCCAGAATTTGCCAAAGTTGCTCAACTTCGAGGTTTTGAAGTTAGTGAGTTAGGTACTACTGGTGATGCAACTTCCAGGTTTATTACTTGGGAGGGTGGTCTCCAGGTGGATAATGAAGCCGCACATGGTCTCGTTGCAGACGTTGGTGGTTGATAACCTATAATTAAGGGCCTCTGAAATGGGGCCCTTTATATTATGCCAAAAGCAACAACTGAATTAGGTACTGAACATGGTGTTAAAACTGCTGTTCATACCGAGGATGGTGATGGGACATTTCATATCACTAAAGAGCAAAACATTCAGCCTACTCTTGATTATGCTAAAAATCTTCGTGATATACCAATTGATCGAAGTCATCATTCAAGAAAGGTTGCAGAAATACCACCAGTTATTGCATCAGAACTTGCAAGGACTGGAATTTTACATAATAAGGAAAGATTACTTAAGTGGTTGGATCAACCAGAAAATAAACCATTTAGAACATGGGAAGGACATTTATCGTAAATGGCTATTTCGACTAAAGCAGAATTACATACTGCAGTAGCAAACTGGTTAAATAGGTCTGATTTAACTTCCAGAATACCAGAATTTATTTCTCTTACAGAAGCAGGTTTTAATCGTAACCTCAGGACAAGAGAAATGCTTGTTCGGAGTACTGCTTCAACAACAGGTCAATATGTTAGTTTACCAACTGACTTTCTGGAAATGTTGAATATTGAATTGACTTCAACTTCTCCACCAAAACGATTAATTTATATTACATCAGATAGATCAGATGATTACCGGGAACAAAAAAATAATACAACTGGTACTCCAGATTATTATACAATTGAGGGTGATGCGATCCAGTTATTACCAACACCCAGTGCATCAGTAACTGTTCAATTAAATTACTACCAAGATATCCCGGCCCTTTCTGGTCTGGGAGATTCTGCTAACAACTGGTTATTATTGGCACATCCAGATGTTTATCTCTATGGTACATTAATGCAAGCTTCACCATATATAATGGACCCCCAATCTGCACAACAGTGGGATGGTTTATTAGCAAGGTCAATGCAGGAGCTTCAAGCGTCAGATGAAAAAAGTAGATATTCTGGTGGTACATTAGTTATGAGACCAAAATATATTTACACATGAATGAAACCTGGACTGAAGAACAGATAGGCCCAAGATTATATGGAACTTCAACATTTGGGAGTTCTTATTTTGGGTCTGCATTATTTACTGATGAAACAGCAACAACTGTAACCTGGTCAGAAGATACTACTGACACTACAACATGGACGGAGCAATAAAGTGGCAAATACATTTACTGACAACTATAATTTTGTAAAATCTGAAATTGGAGGCGATAACGCTTCCTGGGGTGCTAATCTTCATACAACTCTTAACCTTGCAGATACTGCCCTATCAAAAACAGTTGAAGATCAACTTATATCGGGAATAACAAATGCTGCAATTAATATAACTGCTGGTAGTGGAACAGGGATTATTTCAACTGCTGGTAATGAAAAATATTTTGAGTCAATTGTAGTTGGTGATAAGGTTCGGATCTCAACAAATAGTGCCACCAATGCTGCAAATGGAACCCCAACAGTTCCTGTTATTTATACTGTATCTGCAAAAACAAGTGCAGATTCAATTACAGTTAGTACCCAAATGGTTACTGACACCTCAGGTTCAACTGTAGTTACAATTGCAAAAGTTCTGGAACCAGTTCATATAAATTCTGGTCCAATTGTTTGTGCTCCACTTCAGAATTTAAGTGCTGCCACCAGAACAGCAGGAGGAACTGCCGTCCCAGGATCAGATACAACTGATGCACTAGTAGCAAATGGTGATGTAAATCTTGCTGCTGATGTAATACTTGGGGCATCGGCATCTAACACAATTGAAGCAAAAGGTGTAATAAAATCTAATTTAGTTCCAGATGCAGATAACTCGAAGGACCTAGGAACATCTAATAATCAATGGAGAAATGCATATGTAACTGGAACTGCAAATATAGATGGTTTAGTTGCTGATGTGACATATGCCCTGTCAGGTTCAGGAACCATTGCCAATATTCAGGTTGTAAATGGATATGCTCAACTTAGTGTTACTGGCACTTCTGGAGATTATTCAAATTTTAGTTTTGGATCAAATGGTGCTGGAAGAAGAACTGTAAGCTCAAATGCTCCTGTTGATTCCGGTGCTGCCGATGGTGATGTACATTATCAAATTGCATAATGGCTTATCTTGAATATTATGAAGCTGCTCTAAGCACTTTTAAAAGAATTTATGAACCACATATTCATACTGGTGGTGAATGGAAAAATGTTCATAAGGTTCATATTAGACATGGTGGTGAATGGGAATTAGCACATAGGACTGATAAATCCAGATATGTTAGAGATACAGCAAATCAATTTGAAGGTACATCCGGAGGAAATTACACGATCCCAAATGGTACAAGATATGTTCTTGCTGAAATGTTTTCCGGAGGAGGTGGAGCCGGGGGTGGAATAAGAACAGGAGGATCAGGAGCATCAGGTGGACACTTTATTTGTCCCTGGAATGGTTCAACTGTTACAGATTATGCAACTGGAGGAAGAGGTGGACATGGTTATATGCTGGAATTATGGTTTGAAGTTGAACCCGGAATGTATTTTAGATGGGATTCATCAGGTAATAATGATTATGGTGGAGGTTCTGGAGGAGCAGTTGGGTCACCTTTAGAATTACCTTATGCGAGTGCTGCATCAGTTGGTACTACAAGATCAGGTAGTTGGGGTTATGATGGAGCAGATGCATATTTAGATATTTATGCAAATGCAACAGATGGTGCCAGTCAAAATAACCCTGTTATTAATATTGCCTGTATTGGAGGTTCCGGTGGTGGTGGAGGAACTGTTACAGTTGCAAATAATTGTTTCTCCGGGGCTCCTAACTACCTTTATGGTTATGGTGTTACTGCTTCAACTGGAGCAGCAGGAGCAGATGGAGGGAAATCAATTGAAATACAAAATTCAGCATATAGTGTAGAGGAAATAGTAACAGATGAGTCCAATGATAATGGTGGAACTGGTAATTCAAATGCAACCGGAGGACAAGGTTGGGAAGGAGAAATGAGGTTTTACCCTTATAAAGCAGCTTAATAAATGGCTAATCCAACAACAAATTTAAACATTGATCTTCCAGTAGTAGGATCAGAAGACTCCAGGGGAACTTGGGGTACAACCCTGAATGATGCAATCCAGTCACTCGATACAGCAATAGTTCCAAAAACAGGTGGAGCATTTACTGGTGCAGTCACAATGCCAAGTCCAGTTATTAATACTGGTGTAAGTGGATCTGCAATTCTGGATAGTGATGTAATGAGTGGTGCAAATGATACGACTCTAGCCACATCTGAATCTATCAAAGCATATGTTGATGCACAAGTAACTGCATCAGATTTAGATTTTCAAGGCGATTCTGGTGGTGCATTAAGTATTGACTTAGATAGTGAGACATTAGATATAGCAGGTGGTACTGGTATTGACACAACTGGTTCAGGGAATGAGGTATCAGTTGCAATTGATTCAACTGTTGCAACATTAACTGGATCACAGACCTTAACTAACAAAACACTTACTGCTCCTACTCTGACTACTCCTGCACTTGGTACACCAGCCAGTGGTGTTATGACAAGTGTAACTGGTACAGCAGCAGGATTAACTGCAGGAAATGCAACACTTGCTGCAACAGTAACAACAAATGCAAATTTAACTGGACACATTACTTCTTCAGGTAATGCAGCAACTTTAGGTGCATTTACTGTAGCCCAATTAAGTTCAGCACTTTCAGATGCTTCCATTTCTGGGAATAATACAGGTGATCAAACTAACATTACTGGTAATTCTGCCACTGTCACAACAAATGCTAATTTAACTGGTGATGTTACTTCTACTGGAAATGCAACTGCAATTGCAAGTGATGTTATTATAAATGCAGATATTAAATCAGATGCTGCAATTGCAATGTCCAAGACTGCTCTTGTTGGTGGAACAGGACTTACATTATCAACTAATACTTTAAATGTAGATCCAGCCCAGACTCAAATTACTTCAGTTGGAACTATTGGAACTGGAACCTGGAATGGTACAGCAGTAGCTCAAACATATATTGCAGATCAGGCTATTAATGAAGCAAAATTACAAGTCAGCAATGCACCAACAAATGGTTATGTTTTAACTGCTAGGTCTGCCGCAACTGGGGATATGACTTGGGAAGATCTTGGAACCAATTTTGACACTGCAGGAACAGGTGTCGCAATGGCAATAGCTTTAGGATAAATAATGGCAAATACATTTAAGAATGCAACTTTTCGGGGAGGAGCAGTTAATGCAGATGTTGTGTCTGCTGTTGGAACTGCCTGTCCAGATGGTAGTCAAATTACACTCATTGGAATGACAATAGCAAAC